GGGCATCCCCATACCTTTAATCTGTTCCAAGATGCCTTCTAGCGTCTTATCTGAATCAAAAAAGAGCATACTGTGTAGTTTCGTCGCATCTAATACTCACTCTGTTAGGGAAAAGGTTGTAGAATATTGCCAAAAACACAATGTTTTTTATGTGTCATCTAAAACTTGGAAGTATGATGTTAATAAAACAGAGTTTGAATCTTATGTTGATATTATTAAAAAATCAATCTTCACCATATGTGCTAGAGGTTATGGTAAACAGAGCTATCGTTTTTATGAGGCATTGCAAATGGGTTCTATTCCAGTTTACGTTTACGACAATGAGCCATATTTACCATTTTTCAATGAAATAAATTACGAAGATTTTGCAATAGTATTAAATGTAGATGATATTGATAAATTAAAAGACATTCTTCTATCTAAAACAGAAGAAGATATTCAATCTATGGTAAGAAAAGGTAAGGAAATATATGATCAATATTTCACCTTAGATAAAGTCACATCTAAAGTTATAGACCTTGTGGGTGGATTATGATCTGATAACAATAATCCAATTCATCCACTGTTGTTATCTTGTGTAGATTTTTTAAACATCTAACTTCCCATTTATTTTCAAAACACATTTCTATAACTTCTTTATATGTTGTTTCGTTGTGTATTTCTACAAAAAGACAATCCATTTTTTCAATTAAATTCTTAGCACCTATAAGAACCAATGTTTCAGCTCCTTCAGTGTCTATTTTACATGCATTTGGTTGAATTTTTAATTTTTCTAAGAAAATAAAATCCAATGTTGCACAATCAACTGTTCCTCTTTTGATGTGTTTTATCGTAAAATTGGTGTTCAGAGAGTCATTTCCAAGAATGTTTCTAGTTGCATGGTCACCATTACCTTCGTATATATCAACTTTACCATTTTTATCGGAAATTGCGGCATTGATCAATTTAATATTTGAATCATGACTTGTTTTAGATTTTAAAATATTAAAATTTTCTAAATCTGGTTCTATCGCATATATCTCCTTTATTTTCATCTTTTCATTTATACCAAATGAAAAGATGCCATGATTAGCTCCGATATCCACGACAATACTATTTTCTGGAACAAATTCTTGAAATCTGCTCAAAATTAAATTATCCCAATCACATGCTCCAGTACATTCTTCAATAAAACTCATATTTTTTTATTTATTTATTTATTATATTATAAAAATCAAATTGACATCGATGTGTTGAAAACTAAAATATTAGTACAATGAATTACGACATTTTTTCAAATAAATTAGAAAAGTATATTATAGGAGATATTGAATGGGGTGGTTTTGGGGCCATGTATGCTAGAAGAAAGTTAATAATGCAAATAGCTCATGCTTTCAATCGTATACCTATTTTCAGATATACTTCTAATGTATACGATGACCCGTTTAAACAGTTTGATATTAATTTAAATACCTTGAAAGAGAAGGAAATTAATGAAATAAGTAAGTTTAATTTTACGGATTCAGAAGATGTTGCCGTATTTTTTGATTTTGGTGCATATTGGAATAGTCCAAATATGCAAAAATATCAATGCTGGCATCCGCAAGAGGTTGATTATTTGAGTTATTCAGGATTCTTATACAATCTTTTAAAATTAAACGATAATTACACTTCCAAAGTCAATGAACAGATATCTTTCATAAAAGAAAAATATGAAATCAATACATTTGGAAATGTATTGGCATTGCATTTGAGGAGGGGTGATAAAATTACCGAAAGCCCCTACTTATCGGAGTCGTTCTTACTCGAAACTGTCGAAAAGTATTATGATGGTAAGAAGATTTTTGTAACGAGTGATGACTTGGATTATATATATGAAATTGAAAACAAGTATCCTAATTATGACTTTATATATGATAGTGACGAAAAACGATATGGTGATAAATCAGTATCAAATGCTGAGATGGTTTTAAGGAATCCATCATTAAAAGAACAAGAAACCCTAACTTTTGTTAAAAATGTCGAGATATTGAAACAATGTAAGTATGTAATAGGAACTCATAGTGCTCAAATGACTAAAATTGCTGGTTCAATCAACTCCTTCCTAAATAAAAAGGACAATTTATTGTTGATAAACCCAGAAAACAATACTTTTGAGAAGATGGGTAGTTCTATTTCCTCTTCTTAAAGATTTCTTTCATTATATTCTTTACGTCTGCCTCGGATGTGTTTGGAACACAGTTTTGCCATGCTGGTAAAACTCCATGTTTTTCCTTAAAATACAATGCGGCATTTTCAATGTTTTTCTGCCAATCTTTTCTTGGACGTATTGTGCTGCTTTTCTCGGAACATTCAATTTCATCTAAGTAATCCGTACTATTGGCAAGATCAGACCAATTCCAATATGGCGTAGTATATCCAGCTTTAGCTATTCTGTAAGAGTGCTCAACGTGCTCAAATGCATTTACGAACTTCTCGTCAATTATACCTACTTTATTCAATACTTCCTTAGAATAATAACAGAATGCACCAACACTGTGAGTATTAATAGATAACTTAATGTTACCGTAGTCGATTATGAATTTTGGTGTTGGTTTTCCTCCAGAAACACCATTCTTATTAGCTGGTCCATGATATGCAAAACAAAAATGCTGTATTCCTGTCACGTTTTTAGCTCTAATGTATTCATTCAGCACTTCTGCATTTTTAACAATTATATCATCTTCCATTATGAAAATATGATCAGCACCCACTTCTATAGCTTTCTTAAATAATATGTTTTTACTTTTACCAACTCCTATATTTTTTTTGTTTTTAACATAAAAGACATTTTTTTCAACATCAATGTCCTCTTCACCGTCATTTACAACTGCCAAAAAATCTAAATTTTTGATATTTTTAACAGATTCGTAACATTGTTTGAAGAATTTCAATCTATTGCAAGTAATTATTCCTAGAAAAATCATCTTGTATATCTTATCCCAAATAATAAATAATTCAAATGCCAGATGGAATTAATATCAGAACACTTACGAGAGCAGATAAAGTCGATATAAGCGATTTACTTCTAATTGATAATAAAATTTTAGGAACTCAAATAGTTTCCTTTAGTTCTGTTGTATTGTCTGGTACTCAGGTTTCATTTTATTCTGATTTTATAAATTTATCGACCAATCAAGATAAACTCAGTTTGGATCTATATTCTTTATCTGCCACTACAACGACACTTTTAAGTGGGGGCGTATCTCCTTCAGGAAAATTCATACCAGACAGAGTTGGCATAATGTACTTTGCGGCTAATACGAAAGATTATTTTGTTTCGGTTGGAACTATAAATAGTAAAGATTGGAAAAGAATTTTAACCGTAAATCACTAAAATGTCATTATACAATACAAAAAAAGTTAAAGAATTGCCTCAATTGGAAGAAATAATTGAAGGAAATTATTTGATTGTGGAAAATGAAACTGGCACAAATATAATCGATTTTGCCGATTTCGTAATTGGACCCAATAATGTTTCCTTTTATAATATAATTGCAACATTGTGTTCTAGATCGATGTCAATGTCAGCATCTGTTGATGCGGGTTTTCAGACTTTAAGTACAAACGTATTAAGTGCTGTCAGCCTCAGAATAGATGCACTAACAGCCAATTATCCTAGGTTGTTCGAAGTTTATCCAAATACAATTACCGTAAATGCCAATGCGTTTTACGGTAAAACCGATTTCAATAGCGAGATTTCAAGCATTTTGATAAATGACATCAATGTATCTCCAATAGACAAGGGTGCATCATTAATGAATTGGGCTTTATTCCTATCATCAGCAGTAAATCCAGGTAGTCCAAACCCATACACCTATTCCATTATAATTTCGTCAACCACAAGCCAAAGCATAGCAGCATCCTTTGCCACCAAGGTCACGAAATACTATTAATCCCTAACGTGAAAGTTTAAAGCTTTCGTTAGTTTACGAATTATATCTCTTTCAGATACATTCTCAGCCTTAAGTCTCTCAACTTCTTTCTTAAAAGACTTAACAAATTCTGGTGAAAGCGCAAAATTTCTAGGATAATACATCCTAGATCTTATTGGAATAGACTTATAATTTTCTTTAATTAAAGAATTTGCTCTTTTGTAAAACATTATATTATTATTTATGTAATAATAATGCTTTTGTTTTCTTGAGCGGTTGCTTCCTTCTGTTCTCTAAGCAATTTATTCATTTCTGCCAATTCATTGATATCTATGAGAGACTGATCTTCACCATATGCATCTCCATCTTCCGTAACATACATTGCAATTTGAGCTATTCGTTCAAATGGCTCACCATGTATGTCTATAATTGCGGGAGCATTGTCTTTATCAAAGAAAGGCAACGAATCAGCCCCCTTTTTGTATTTATTTAAAATAGCTTTGAAAATATTGTCTATTTCATCAATATAATTAGCGTCTATCTCTCGAATGCCATTGCTTTGAATTGGAGGCATTAAATCCCTAGTACACAAGAAAATAACATCAAAGTTTTGCATAGATTGCCTAACCTTGTAGAGAGTGTATTCCATTACTTTCTCGGTAAATCCCTTCATACCCTTACCATAACACCACATCGTATATACCAAATTATCTAATGGGCATCTATCATAAATTACTTTTTCATGTGCAGTGAATTTATCCGATTCAGTACATAAAATATCCAATATTTCCTTTTGTAGTTTAGGTGTTGTATTTTTAGAGTGTTTCTTCTTCTTTACCAATTTCCTATAATCACCTTTAACCAAAGAATATGTGGGCCATTTTTGTAAAAAATGTTGAATTGTTGTAGACTTACCACTGCAACTTGTTCCTGAAAATGCAATCCTCATAAAGATATCTTACAATGATAAAATAATAATGCAATAGAAAAAATCACATAAACACAACGTTTATCATGTGCCAATTAATTGCATTTACATGTTACGTGTATATGTGCCGTCTCGATTTTTTGTATATTCGCCATTTCCCTCTTCTTCTCTATTTGAGCGTGTTTTTCCAGAAAGAGTATTTCCTATATCTCCCAAGAAATTAGATGCGGAACCCAACACTCCACCGAATTTAGATTGTGGTCTTAAATCGGAACCCTCTCTTCTAACTTTAATATAATTAGGTTTCAAATATTCGCCTTGCCCTTTTTTGGGATTCTTGATATATAGTTGAACTTTTGGATCACCTAATTCGTCTGCCGATGCTGGCGCATATCTACCGCCACCCATGTCGATGTATGCGTTCTGTTTCGATCCAGCGAAGTTAATTTGAGGAGATGTTTCAACTTTTCCTGCAATTCCTGCTTCATTTGGGGAAACTTCTGTTTTTCCACTTTTCAATGCACTCAACAGCGACAAATTCTGAGAAGCGGTTCCTCTATAATCAGAGATTCTCATTTTTTGAGCTAGTGTTTTACGTGATTCAAAATCACTGGGCTGTCCTTTACTGTCCAAATAGTCTATAATAGAATCTGGATGATATGTTTTATCTGATGGTGTTTCAGTTTCGCCGCTCTTGGACTGATCCGCTCCATCAGGCTTATCTTCATCATAGTCAACTTCACGTTCAGAATCTGTTTGATCTGCTTCTTCGGGCTTATCTTCATCATATTGCAAGTCCTCTTCATCTGGACTTGTCGGTGTGGGTGGTTTAGCTGCTGAATCAGATGGCTTTCCTGATGCCTTTGGAGAAATTTGAACCTTAGAAAAAATTGGATTGAATTCAGAATCGTATTTTTCTGGGAAAACTTGCTTTAGAGAAGTTGCAAATGAAGTTAAAATATCTCTTACTGGTATTTGTTTATCTACCGTGTATTTTTTAGCTTCTTCTGTATTATACTCTCTGTATTTTTCAATTAAGTTATGAGCATATTCTATGGTAGCATCATCGTCGGCTAATCTATCGCTATTTGCTAAAGAATTGAATTCTTTAATTCTTTCAAAAACAGCTGCAATATCTACTTGCTGTTGATATACGCTTTGATCATCTTCTTTTAAAAATCTATTATTCATATTTTTATTTATAAATCAAGCATCTCAAATCCTGAACTTGGTTGTCTAGCGGGATTGGTTTTTTTGCGACTTGGTGATGATTTAGGCCTGGTAGGGGGGTTCATACTAAAGCTCGGTGTGGGTTTTGTTGGTGTGGCCTGTGAGGACTTTGCTTCACCCTCTCTTTTAGATGCGAGTGTTTGAGGTAAGAAATTAGGATATTGTAATTCACCTTCAGACTCAATACCCTCTCTACCAGCTCTTATTACTTTTTGAACTCCCATAGCTTTTGCATTATCTATCGAGGGTTTTTCTAACCACCAAGGAGCATTTTTCTTATAGTATTCCTTGCCAGCTTCTTTAAACTCTTTCTTGCCAGCCGAGTCAAGCGCACTTCGTAATCCTTTTCTTGCTATTTCGGTAGATACTCCTCCGCTTTTAAGAGTGGCTTTTATTGAATTGGCCGCTTTCTGTGAGATTGTTTTATTTTTAAGCATACTGTTACACATGGTCTCAAATGCATATTGAAGTTCTTTACTTCCTTTAATCACATCTAGAATTTTACCCGAAATTGAACGAATTCCCCCCTTTGACCCAGATCTAATAGCTCCTTTCGCAGTAGCCTTTAACGCAGCCCAGCCAATTCCTCCAACTCCAGCAGCTAAAAGGCCAATATTAGGAAGAGCACTGTAACCATTTAAAATTAAAAGTGCAAAATTTTCAAGTGATTGATCCTGTTCATATTCTTGAAATGATTTTATAACATCTGGATAACTGCTAATTCCAGTTGGGTCTAAAACTTTGCCTACGAAAATGGCCCACTCTTTAGCTTGTTCCCAACCAGAGGTTTCATTTTCATCCGCTTCTAAAAAAACCCTATTTTTATAACTTTCAAAAATTAATTGTGAATCTCTGTCTCTCATATATTATTATTTAATCAAACTATTTAGCATTTAAGTATTCTTTGAGTATTTTTTGAAAATATCTTGACCCGCTCCAGCGGCGACTTTAAGTGCTTCCTTTGCAGAGTCAGCTGTAATGCCTTTTGAGTAAATATTAGCTATATCAGCCATTAATTTGTTGGTGTCAGAGTCTTCATCGTATACTGGTTCCGTTTTTGCTGTTTGTTGAGATTGTTCGCCACTTGCTGGTGTCGTTTGTTGAGATTGTTCGCCACTTGCTGGTGTTGTCTGTTGGGGTTGTTTGTCAGCAGATGCGTATGATTTATTTGGATTAATGTCTCCTCCGCTTTTTAACATGGCAAGTCCTTCCTGCATTGATGCATCGTCTATTCGCCTTCCTTTATTACCGAAACCCTCGGCGGCGGCTGTAGCTCTCATCCATTGAGATAACCAATTGGGATCATTTAATAATTCAGCAGTTATTACTTGGTTGTTATCCATTCCAATTAATGACATGGTACCACCCCATCTACCGTTTACCCAGTAATATCTCGCTTGAGCTACGGTTTTTCCTATTACTGGCATGGATTTCAAATGAGCCATATTAGCAGCGATACCGTTAGCTAAAGTTGGATATCTACCTATTGGGTGTCCTCCCCCTATTATACCATGACCCATCATTCCATATTTTTCAAATTTCTGAGAAGGGTATGCACCGCCTGGATTATTGTATCTATCAGAAGCTGGTCTACCGTCAGAGGGAGATATGTCCATTCTTTTACCGTATGCTTCTAAAATTAAATTGCAAAAATTATCAAATTTACTCATTTATTATTATTTAGTCGATCATATAACTAAATAAATATATAACATATGATAGGAAAAAAAGACACCCATTGCATTTTTGAACAATACCGTAGCGTTTTAAAAGAACAAGCACAGGAAAGCAAGGTATCTACCCTCTTGAGTAAAGTTAAGGCATCCAGTTTGGACTCTTCAACCAAATCTGAACTTTTAGAAATTTTAGAAAATCCACAAGTTCAAGAATTGTGCAAAACCATATATGCTCAAAAAGCACACGGAAATGGTGATGCCGATGCTGCGGGATATTCTTCTTACCCAGAAGCTGGATCAGCGGAAGAAAACGAAGAACAATATCAAAACTGCCATCTAATAGCAAATCCTAGAGAGAGAGAGATCTGTGAATACAATAAAAGAAAAGTTGGACGCGCTAGTATGGCGGCTCAGGGCAAAGTAGATCCAAATGAAGTTCTTCGTCGTTAATTTTTAAGCTCCCCAACTAGTACCGCCAAACGGATTAGACCATCCACTCGTCGTGGGGTTATTGCCAATGGGTGCTGCGTTTGACTTTTGTGGTTGAACACTCACATCGGGTGTTTGTAAAATAATATCAACTGTAGCCACTTGTTCCACACTTTGAACACCGTAATCCTTTAAACACTTTGCAATGTAACTTGCTAATACGGAATCCTCGTTTTTCTTTAAGAGTTTATCTAGATCTTTTTTGAATTTATTATTGTCCATGAATTAATTTAGAACAATAATGAAATTAATCAACTATTAAGTCAAATAAGCAAGGATTTCGTATTTTTTCTTGGATTGAAAGCCATCTTTATCTGGTGATTCAATATTCTCCCAAGAAAAACTAATTCTGGAATTTTCAATTTCCACACCTTCAATGAAAGGATTATCTGTTTGTCTGCTGAATTTTAGTAGAATACTGCCCTTTTCTCCCATGATCATATCACCAGTGACCATTTCCAAATTATATCCGCACGAATCTAGTATATTACCAACCTCTTGAAGTCCTTTACTTATACTATCTACCTTTAAGTTACCACCAAGCATTTTACTACTATGGATATGGTTGGTTATTTTAATTCTCTCTTTTTTATTGATCGTGGGACTTTCAACTAAAGATAAATCAGATGTTTCTATATCCGCGTCTTTATTTTTTTCTTCAACTACTTTTTTTTTAAGCAAACCGAAAGATTCCTTGAGCAAGTGCTTGATGAAACCATCAAAAGATTCTTTAACAACCGATTTCTTCTTTTTCTTAGCAACTGGCTTCTTTTCCACTTTAGCCTTTTTAGACTTGTCCTCAAATTTCTTTTTTAAGAAAAATGGTAAAGGTTTTTTATCGCCTTTCTTTTTAGCGGATTTATCAGATGCATCAGTTTTTTTCCCTTTTTTATCGTCTGTTGCAGTTTTTTTTGATGTTGTTTTTTTGAATGGCATAATTAGAATTATTTATTACTTCTGAAGTGTTTTCCTATAAAGATTTAAAATATCTTCATCATTTAAACCCATTTGTTTAAGATATGTTTCAATAAAAGAAATTTCATTAGATGATATCACTTGCTGGACATCAGCCGATTCAATATCTTTACCCAATTCTTGTAATTTAGCTACGAGGTGTTTCTTAAACGTCGAAAGTCTCGACCCATTAAACTTAGTTGTTTTTTCAGCTTCTTGTGGAGTCTCGACATCCATAGGCTCAATATGAGCTTTAGAGACGGTTTGTATAGGATCAATTCCCGATGGAGTGTTGATAATAAAAACTTTGAAGTCCATTTTGCTTCCTGGACATTCTTGCAGTATATATCCTTCATAATGTGGTGAATTCATTATACCCAACTTCTCAGACCATACAGGATCGACCTTGATACGTACTTTTTGAAGTTTTGTAGACTGCACTGCTTTTTCCAATAGACCTATGAATTTCACAATATTATTTATCTTTTTTCAATCTTCTTTGTTGACATTAATGATTCCACCATTGTTTTTAATGAAATCCTCACCTAATAATACCTTATGTTCATTTTCACTTCTGTCAGCTATTGAAAAAGGAACACCTTCATGGGATTTACCATTAATTGATACATTAAACCTAACAACTGGCCTATCTTCTTTATTACCAGAACCAATGTGTATTTTTATTTCTTCTTCATATGGTAATGATATTACTTTACCATCAACGGTTTCAAATTTAACCATATTATTATCTTTACCTAATATTATACCGTGTATAACATTGTGTGCTGTATTTCCAGTGTCCGTTTTGGCTTTAATTGTACCTATGCCTTCTATGTATATATCCTCCACAATACCCAAAACATTTTCCATGATTAAGTTGTATAATTTTATAAATTTCATTGTTTAATATATCACCAATTCTTGCAACTTAAATATTTTGCAGTACCTGGTTTTGCAGAAGAGCAACCATGTCTGGCGCGAAATGATTTTTTACGTTTAGTATTTCCGCTTTTTCCAGTGGCTTTGACTCCTTTTTGTCCAAAATGAACTCTTTTATAACCCTTCCCTTTAGGATTTTTAACACATTGCATCCATTTTTTACCCTTTGATGTAGATGATGCTTTTTTGGTAGGCCCTGTGCAACGTGCTCCCTCTAAAATTAAATTAACCACTTTATCGAAATTTTGCATATTATTATTTAGCTTAATCATAAATAATAACATGGGTAGAAAAAACAGTCTATTGGATATTTCCAAAGCATACGAACAAATTTTAAATGAGATGAATGCAGGTATTCCTTCTTCTGCTCAAAATTCACTTTATAGAGATGAAAACGAGGATGAAGGACAAAGTGTAATTATCAATAATGCAGATGATCCTAGTCAGATAACATTTACAGCTGCTGCTCCTAGACAAAGTGCTGAAGACATGGCACAAAATGCAAATGCTGCCGATATGAATAGAGCCTCGTCGTGTTCTAAATGTGCAGATGGTCAATGTGGTGCTGAACAGGCTGATGAAGAAAGTACTTGTGGGTGTGGAATGAGTGATTGTTCATGTGGTGAAGAAGGATACGATGTATATGATAATTCCAATCTAGAAATGGCGAAATCCGAAGTATATAAAATTTTAAAATGTGCAGACGAATTAATGCAAATTTTAGATTCATCTCCAAAGATGGAAGCATGGATGTTAAGCAAATTGGTAAAAGCTTCTGATTTTGTTTCATCAGTCAAAGACGTAATAGACTATGATTTATACGACAAAGAAATGGGGCATGATATGTCTGATCTTTCTAATGGAATGAATTTAGTTGGGCAGATTACAAGCATGTTGAGTGGAGAATGTAAAGCTGTAAATGAAGCTGTAATTAAAAGAGCAAGATTCAATTTAGAAATAATAAAAAACAAATGAGCAGATTTCACAACTTATTAAACAGAGCATATAGAGAGATTATAACTGAACAAGAACAACCTCCTATTCCTGAGCAACCACCCGTTCCAGATCAAGCGGCACCTACACCTGTTCCAGAGATTCCAGATGCCCAAAGACCGCTTTCACCAGAGGGACTTGTGTTTTTGGTTAGGTTGTTGCCGAAGGCATTAATGATAGATACTCTAGAAGAAAGAGAACAATCCATGTTGGCAGACATTGGTGAAATCAATGAAAACAATGCTAGAGAAGTGTTGAAGAAAATAATTCCAATTATTGAAAAATACGCTCCATCTACTGACGATTTACCAAAAGTTTAAAATCTGTAATTTTTTCAGATAAGGCATTAAAATTATTACCCATTAATAATTTTTTCAATCTCTTCGAGTTAAATGTGTTTTTTTCATAAAAAATATCAGCTTTCATTGAAATTTCTTTATTCATACCTTCTGAATTATCATATTTTTCACAATAATAAATTGGAATAATTAGTATTTTAGATATTTTACTTAAACAAGATTCTATTGTATAATCTTTTATAGTTTTCTCAAATATTATAATTGGTTTATCTAAATTATTATTTTTTAATTCTATTAATAATTGCAATATAGAATAATAAATTATTAATTGTTTTTTATTTTTAATACTCTGTGTATTAAAGTCTATTTCAAATTTATTGCAGAATTTTATTATATCATGTAATATATTATTATATAGAATATTATATTTTATAATATAATAAATCATAGTTTATTTAAATATAAATTGTATTTAATGTGGAACACAGAGTAATTATAACTATACTACAGTATTTTGTCAAGCGATATTTTTTTATTTTTTCCTAATCTAACATTAATAATTCCATTTAAACATTTTTCATCAAATAAACAATTGTTTAAAACTTGGTGTTTCATTTCACAATATTTCAATTCAAACTTCCCACCCTTAGTTAATGTGATGATTTCAAACAACATCCCAATCTTGCTTTTTTTAGAAATATAATCATTTATTAAATTAGAAGATGAAGTGTAATCTTTCCAATCGCTTTCAACCACTTTTCTTCTTGCATTTACATTACCCTTTAATGGTTTTAATTTCTTTTTAGATTGCAATTGCTTTGATCCAATGTACCAATAACCACTTGGTAATGTGATTCTATAAACGAATCCAAAATACTCTTTAGATTCATCACCAAAAGTTTCTATGTTTTCCACTCTTACCCAATGCCCCAAATCTTCTTGATCATTTATCATTTGATCTTATTTAGGCGGCCATTGTGTTTGATTTTATCGGAGCTGTCTTGGCTATTCTTCTCATTGCTGCCCTGCCCTCTGGTTCATTTAAAAGTTTTTCGAAATCAATTTCTGAACCATATCCCAATTCATTAAAAGCATTACGTTGTCTGCAATAATTCATAAATTTTTCCCATTGTTCGTCTGCTTCTTTGGATCCCAACGCTATATAATCAGCATCATACCCTAACGCTATTCCAGTTTCAAGATAATACCATCCTTTCAATTCAGCTAAAACTGGAGCGAATTCATATTGTAAATCACCTCCTGTTAGTTTACTTTTCCTTAAATTGCTGGTGCCAGAGTCTTGTGCAGTATGGGTTGCTTCATGTTTATTGACATCATACGCTAATCCATCTTCCCTTTTATAACTCACTGGACCTCCCTCAAGTTCAGCGATACCCGATTTTTCATATGGTTCGTTGGCATTTAAAAATATATTATGTTTAACGGATTTTTTCTGACCAAATGGCGTGTTTGTGATAGTCATTGTGGCTCTAGCTTGACCGCCGATCCCAGGAGCCAATTGTTTAACTTCAACGGGTATCACTCGATCCAAGTTTTCTTTACTGTAATTTGGCAGCTTGAATTTCTGTTGTAAATAATCGTCTTGACCTGATGCATTTATATCGGATATGATTTTATCCGCTAGGTTTTTACCGTATCTGGAATATAATATTTGTCTCAATGTGAGCGTGTAATTCTCATTAAGCGTTTTTAAAATTTTATTGCACTCATTATCAAAAGTCATGTTATTATTTATGTTTTTTATTCTTACGTTTCTTTTTTGATACTACTCTCTTACGTCTTCTGCTTCCCATAACATATGGTAAGCCAGCATATCCTGTTGCATAGAAATCACTGTTTCCAAAATCTCCACCATGACCAAATGATTCACCAGAACCCAGTGCTCCACCAGAACCAGCCATATTGTCTTCTTGGATTATTTTAGGTAAACCTTGAACTAAATCACCCACTTCTATTTTATTTCTATCAAACCATCCCTTGGGAACTTCTAGGGCGTATGCTATATTCGTGGATCTGCTCAAGGTTGGTTTGTCTTCATCGGGTTGCAATTCGTGTATTTCAACAATATTACAGGAGGGATCGATGTAAGCTATACTTAAGGGTATCTTAGTGTTCTTCATCCAGAAGGACGCTCTTTCTATTCTTGGTAAAATGAAAAGCATCCCTTTATTGTTTTTGAGTTGTTCTCTACCCATTAAACCCCTAGATCTTTTTTTACTATCGTCGGCAACTTCTACTTCTATTTCTTTGGATTTTATGGTTAATATTTTAGTTATAAAATCATATTCAATCCTATCATTTTCTTCAATTAATCTAATATACTCTTTAAATGTTATCATTTGACTTTTATAAATATTATGTTATTATATTATTTATAAAATAATGTCTTTAAGTAAATACATGGAAGAGCTAGTAAAGGATTGTGTTATTGATGAAATCAATCTAAAGGAGTCTGCTTTGATTTTGCCAGCAAAAAAAGCTAAGTGGGTAGCTAGATTGATTTTGGAAAAAAATCTTGCTAACAAACTTGAAAAAGACAGAAAAGAAAAGGTTAATTCTTTAATAGATGCTATTAAGCATGAAGCGGTTGCAAGTCTATCTTTGGCTGTTCTTAAGAATTTAGCTGAAAAGGATACCTCCGTAATTGATTTGGATCTAAAAATAGAGGAAAGTAGAAATTTAATAGACTTCTTTGAACGTATAGAGAAAATAATGTCATCTATGAGTTTTGATATAGGAAATATTATAAAAATAGTACAGTTAGAGACGACATGATTACCTTGGATTTTGACAGTAAGAAGAAAAAAGGCATATACTCTGGGGAGTATTTTGATGAGGTTAAGGAATTCTTCTCTGTTAAGAATGAAGTTGCTAAGTTTTCTAGAAATAAATTCATGCCTTCTAGAAAGTATGTAATAACTAGCACTGGGAGATTTGATTGTTGTTTATTGTCTGAAATTGTAAAGTATTTGGAAAAAAATACAGAGTATTCTTCTGATAAAATAAACATAAATTCAGATCTATTGAGGGAAAATAATCCTGCCCATTATGATTGGCACTTGAATCCATCATTTAACTTAAATGAATATCCTTTAAAATTAAAACTACGAGATTATCAAAAAGAAATTGTAGATAAGTGTTTAAATCATGGTAGAGGTACAGTGGTTCTAGCCACCGCTGGGGGTAAAACACTGGTGATGGCTTCACTGTTGTCTAAACTACACTCTTTAAACAAAGACTTCAAAGCCTGTTTGATTGTTCCGAATAGAAGTCTTGTTGAGCAGACTAATGGTGATTTCTTAGAATATGGTGTTCCATTCAGTTGTTCAAAATGGACTGGTGATGATGCATTGAATATTTTAACAAATGTTATAGTGTGCAATACTTCTATATTGCAGTCTAAGAACAGTAACTTGGAATGGATGAAAGATGTCGATGTTGTTCTCATTGATGAGTGTCACCATATTAAAAAATCCAATGAAATAACTAAAATAATAGATGAGTGTTCAACCAATCATAAGTTTGGTTTCACTGGAACATTGCCAGAAGATAAAATCGACCAATGGACAATTCTAGGAAAAGTGGGTCCTATTATTTTTCAAAAAAGGAGTTTTGAACTTAGGGAGGGTAAGCATGTGGTTCCAGCTGTTGCTCAGTTTATTGAAATAAACTATAAAAACAAACCCACGAGAGACTTCACTTCTGTTTTAGCTACAGATAATTATAGAAATGAAATAGATTTTTTAAAAAATAGCAATTTTAGAAATGATACTATATCTAAAATATCCAGAAATTCCAAGAACAATGTTTTAATATTAGTAGATTACATCGATCATGGTGAGGCTATTTTCAATCAATTGAAAAATGATTTAAAAAATAAAGAAGTTTTTTACATAAAGGGCGATGTTGAGATTCAAGATAGGGAGAGGATACGTAAAATAATGGAATATAAAGAAAACATCATATGCGTTGCTATTTCTAAAATATTTTCAACTGGTATAAATATTAAAAACTTACATTATATTATTTTCGGAGGAGGTGGTAAATCAAAAATAAAAGTTCTGCAAAGTATAGGTAGAGGACTTAGATTACACTCTAGTAAAAATACATTATACATCATAGATATTGCTGATCAATTATACTATGGGATACAGCATCAGAGAAAACGTCAAGAATTTTACGATCAAGAGAAGATTTCGCACCAAACTATAAAAATATATGAACGATGAAGAATTAAAAGTTAAGAAAAAAAGAAAAAAAGCAGAAAACAAACCACATTATGTTAATGCTAGAGAATTTGAAGATGAGTTGATCAAATACTATGATAATGATAAAATCAGTGATTTTTTAGGTATTGCCATTCAGAAAATAGCTACTGGCTTATCATATGCTCCAAACTTTATCAATTATTCATATAAGGAAGACATGGTTGGAGATGCTGTTTTAAAAATGTATCAGGCAGTTCTTCATAAAAAATTCAAATTGAATAAAGGCTTTTCCCCATTTGGGTATTTCACAACTATAGCATATCATGCATTTATCTGTAGAATAAAAAAAGAAAAGAAGCACAACGAAGTCATTGAAGAATATAAAGAGAGAAATTTCGATATAATGATGAATGAGGAGGGAAACTGTGGCTCACATAGAGTTTACACCAGATCCGCTCCAATAGATAAGATTGACAATTATGTTTAATTGATGTATAATATAGCGTGGATAATAATTACGCTATATTTTCAGACCTCCATCTGGGTTTGCATCAAAACAGTAGCATTTGGCATAAAATAGCTGACGATTGGTCTGATTGGTTCATTAG